TTAGAAAAAGGCGGTATGACTATCATGCCAAACGTGAAGTACAAACAAGTAATCAAAAGAGTAGCTACTGATGACATTATCAAAAATGCAACTTGTGATTATGACCCTACTTCAACAATCACATTAACTGAGAGAGTTCTTCAACCAGAATCTTTCCAAGTTAACTTGACTTTGTGTAAATCAGATTTCCGTTCAGATTGGGATGCTATCCAAATGGGTTACTCTGCATTTGACGTATTACCTAAGTCTTTCGCAGATTTCTTAATCGCACACGCTGCTGAAAAAGTAGCTGCTGGAATGGAAACTTCTATTTGGCAAGGTGTTAACGCAACTGCTGGTCAGTTCGCTGGTATCATGACACAATTAACAACTGATGCTTCTTTACCTTCTGCTCAAGAGGTTGCTGGAACTACTGTAACAGCTGCTAACGTAATCACTGAGCTTGGTAAAATCGTTGACGCTTGTCCAGCTGCATTGTACGGAAAAGAAGATTTGAAAATCTATGTTTCTTCTAACATTTACAGAGCTTACGTTCGTGCATTGGGTGGATTTGCTGCTGCTGGAGTAGGTGCTAATGGTTATGACAACAAAGGGACTAACCAATCATTGAATGATTTGTATTTCGACGGTGTTCCTGTATTCTTAGCTAACGGACTTGCTGCTAATACTGCGTTACTTTCTCAAACTACTAACTTGTACTTTGCAACAGGTTTGATGAATGATATGAACGAAGTTAGAGTTATCGATATGGCTGACAATGACGGTTCACAAAACGTACGTGTAGTTATGCGATTTACTGCTGATGCTAAGTATGGTTTTGCTTCTGACGTTGTAACTTACGGTATTACAAACTCTGCTAACTAATATAAACTAACTTAAAACGAGGGGAGGTAAAATGCCTTCCCTTTTTTGTTTAACATTAAAAATATAATAAAATGAGCTGTGATATAGCAAACGGAAGATTAGAAGCCTGTAAAGATGCAATTTCAGGACTTTTAAACATTTACTTCATTAACTATGGAGATTTAGCAACAGAAGACATTACTTACGGCACTTCGGGTAATTCTGATGTAATCGAAGCATGGACTCCTGCCTCTCAATTGTCTTTGTACAAATATGAGTTGAAAGGTGCTAATGGATTTGAACAAACTATCCAAACTTCAAGAGATAACGGTACTACATTTTTTGAGCAAGTATTGACTGCACAATTGAAAAAGCAAGATATTGCTACGCACAAGAATGTAAAAATGTTAGCTTACGGACGCCCAAGAATCGTGGTTGAAACTCGTGACCACCAATATTTCTTGGCTGGACTTGAGCAAGGATGCGACGTAACTGCTGGTACTGTTTCTTCGGGAACTGCAATGGGAGATTTCAACGGATATAACTTGACATTTACTGCAATGGAAAGAATTCCAGCAAACTTCTTAGATTGTACTACTGAAAGCGAATTAGCTGCTATCTTTAACGATGGTACTGATGACGCTATAATTGTTACCAATTAATCCATATATATCTTGCAGAAAGACCCTACCATTACGGTGGGGTTTTTTGTTTTTGGACAATTTCTAAGTTTTGGCGTTATAGATATATGATTGTACTAACAACAGATACAACCCCGCAAACATTTGCGTTTATTCCACGTAGTTCGACTTTTAATGACGTGTATATTACAGACGACCAAACAAATGAAACAGTTAAAATAACACCGTTTACATTTACAGAAGGTGAATATTATTCTACGTTAGAAGCTGAATATAATTTAGTTGAAAATCATTTTTACGATTTACTAATTAAAGACGGTGACACGATAGTTTACCGTGATAGAATATTTTGTACAGACCAAAGTATAGTAAGTTTTTCAGTTAACAACGGACAGTATGTTTCAAACACTACTGGCAATACATTTATAGTTTATGAGTAACATACACGTTTTAAATTTAAGTGCTTACACAACGCCTACGATTCAAGAATCTAAAAGAGATGCTTGGGTTGAATTTGGTGAAGACAATAATTACTACCAATATCTAATCGACAGATACACGAATTCTACGACAAATAACGCTATTATAAACAATATTAGTAGATTAGTATATGGACGTGGTTTAAGTGCTTTAGATGCGTCTAAAAAGCCAAATGAGTACGCTCAAATGATGACTTTGTTCAATAAGGATTGTATTCGTAAAATGGTTATGGATAGAAAGATGTTAGGACAGTTCGCTATCCAAGTACATTATTCAAAAGACCACAAGACTATTTTAAAGGCTTATCATATACCTGTAAATTTATTAAGAGCTGAAAAGTGCAATAAAGAGGGTGAAGTTGAGGCATATTATTATTCTGATAATTGGTTAGACGTTAAGAAATACGCACCTAAAAGAATACCTGCATTTGGATATTCAAATGAGCAAATCGAGATTTTATTTGTAAAGCCGTATGCTGTTGGAATGAAGTATTACGCTTATCCTGATTATCAAGGTGCTATTCCATACGCTTTACTTGAAGAAGAAGTTGCTGACTATTTAATTAACGAGGTTCAAAACGGATTCTCGGGCACTAAGGTTGTAAACTTTAACAACGGTGTTCCAAGTGAAGAACAACAAGAAATTATTTCAAATAAAGTTTTAAGCAAATTAACAGGCTCACGAGGTCAAAAAGTTATTGTAGCATTTAATTTAAACCAAGAAAGTAAAACTACTGTTGACGATATTCCTTTAAATGATGCTCCAGACCATTATACTTATTTAAGTGAAGAATGTTTGCGTAAGATAATGTTAGGACACAACGTAACTTCTCCTTTGTTATTTGGTATTGCTTCAACTAATGGGTTCTCAAGTAACGCTGATGAGCTACAAAACTCAAGTATTCTATTTGATAACATGGTTATTAAGCCATTACAAGAAGAATTATTAGATGCGTTTGATACTATTTTAGCTTACAATGGAATATCTTTAAAATTATTCTTTAAAACGCTTCAACCTTTAGAATTTACAGACTTAGAAAACGCACAAACAGAAGAACAAGTAGCAGAAGAAACAGGAACGGAGTTAAATTCACAAGGTGATGCGTTAGCTCAAGCATTAATTGACTTAGGCGAAGACGTTGACCCTGAATGGATATTAATAGACGAACACGAAGTAGATTACGATACAGACGATTTAGATAACGAAATACTAAGCAAAGAGCCTAAACAAAGTTTATTGTCTAAGGTTGTAAATTTAGTTAGCACAGGCGATCCAAGACCAAATTTAAGAAGCGGTCAGGATGCGGTAATTGACGGTGTTAAGTTTTTAACTCGATATGTTTATGCTGGTGATACTGGAGGTAAGTCAGGAAAAGGCAGGCCGTTTTGTAAAGCAATGATGGGAGCAAATAAAGTTTATCGCAAAGAAGATATTTTAAAAATGGATGGGCAACCTGTTAACCCTGGTTTTGGAATAAACGGAGCTTCTAAATATTCTGTATGGTTGTATAAAGGTGGGCCAAATTGTTATCACCGTTGGAACAAACAAGTTTATGCAACATTTGAAGGTAAAGCTATTGATGTAAATGAGGCTAAACAGATTGCTGGACGTAAAGCTGAAAAATTAGGTTACATAATTAAAAATCCAACCTTGGTAAGTCAAAGACCTTTTGATATGCCAAACAGAGGATATTACAAAAAATAAGATGGCAGAAGTATTATTAATTACGAGAGATGACGTTGTAAAGTTTACTGCTATGAATGGCAATGTAGATACTGATAACTTTATACAATGGATTAAAGTAGCTCAAGATATTCATATCCAAAACTTTTTAGGAACTCGTCTTTTGGACAAGATTAAGACGGATATTGAAAACGATGACTTGACAGGTGATTATTTATCGCTTACAACAACGTATATAAAACCTATGCTGATACATTGGGCTATGGTTGAATACTTACCCTTTGCAGCTTATACAATCGCAAATAAAGGCGTTTATAAGCATAATTCAGAGAATGCTACAAACGTAGAAAAAAACGAAATAGATTTCTTAATTGAAAAGGAAAGAAGCATAGCACAACATTATACAGAAAGATTCATTGATTACATGAGTTTTAACATGAATTTATTTCCAGAGTACAATCTTAATTCAAACGGAGATATGTATCCTGATACTAATAATAATTATTTTGGTTGGTTTATATGAAAAAACGGTACAATCCAAAGGAAGAAAACATAAAGAAGTTACAAATATATTTAAGTAAAATAAATGGCGGACGTAAAGATAAGTCAACTAACAGCGAAAGCGGCTACGTTAGAAAGAACAGATAGGATTCCAATAGCTGATTATAACGGTTCTACGTATGATTCTAAGTACGTAACAGGAGCAGAGATAGTACAGATAGCTGGTGTAAAATATAGTGCTTCACACACGCTTACTTTAGACAATTCGTATTACATGGTTGAGATAGATAGTTCAAGTGCTGAAACGGTAACTATCCCAGCCAATGCAACTACGGCAATTCCTGTTGGAACGGTAATTTATGTTTGTCAGTTAGGCACAGGTCAAGTAACTATTTCGGGTGCTTCTGGTGTTACTTTAAGAAGTTCGAATGCTGAATATAAGACAAACGGACAATATTCAGTTATAACATTAAGAAAACGCCTTACTAACGAATGGGTAATGTTTGGTGATAAAACTACGTAATTATGGCAAATAGTAACGGATGGGGTGACGGTGCAGCTAACAACGCAATAGGTTGGGGGCAAGGTGCAAACAATGCTATTGGTTGGGGTGATATTCACGCAGATAGTTGGGCGGGTTTAACGGATATTTCAGGATTGCCAACAACTGATCCCGATGCACAAGCATTCATAACAGCAGCTTCAATAACAGATTCTACTCAACAAAGTGCTATTAATCAGTTAGTAGTTGACTTAAAAGGATATTCAATTTGGACTAAGTTTGATGCTTTATATCCAATGGTTGGAGGAACTAATACATCATGTTCATATAATTTAAAAAGTACATCACAATTCCAATTAAGT